TTGCGGAACGCATTCCGGGCAGCCTCGGGCGCGGTCCATTCAGCGCCTAGGATTAGGGCTGGGGTCCGTGCGTAGCGCCCACGGCGCACGCTCGCCTTGACCGGCCCGAGGTCCATGATCTCCGTTGTCCACTTGCCCGCCAGCGCGGCCTCTCCGTCGAGCCACGTCTCGGCATCCATGAGCGCCTGCACGGCCTCCACGGCCATGCCGGTAACGCGCGCGTACACGTTCGCCAGCCCGGCCCCGATGCGGTCGAGGACGTCGGCGGCCTTGCGCATCTCGTCGGCCCCACCAACAGCCCCGCTCCACGGGTTGTGGACCATGAGGAATGCCGCCTTGGGCATCCGGCGCTTGTTGCCGGCGAGGAATGGAAGGCTTGCAGCCGATGCGGCGAGGCCGTCGATGACGGTCTCCACGTTCCCGCGCCCGGCCAGATAGTTGTAGATTGCCAGCCCGTCGAAGACGTCGCCGCCTCCGGAGTTGATGCGCACGCGGATGGGGCCTTGCACGGCCTTCACCGCATCAATGAACGACGCGGCATTGATGCCCCAACTCCCGATGTCCCCGTAGATGGAGACCTCGGCGGGCTCGGTTGCAGTCTGGGCGCGGATGGAAAACCAGGTCTTCATGCGTTGGGGTCGGGTGCAGCCTGTACAGCCACGGGGGGCGGGAACGCTGCGGCCGGATTCATGAGCCACTCCATGGGTGCTCCGGTCGCGGCGGAGACGGCCTTGGCCTTGACGTAATCTGAAGCCCGCTCGTTCAGGTGGGTGTCGATGTCTCCGCCGTTCCGGCCGACAATCTGGGAAAGCGTTTGGGTGCCGACCTTGAGGTTTTCCCGCTCGTTCTGGGAGTCGCGCCCGAGATCCACACTGTACTCGGCTGGCATCGAGAAATCCCAGTCCATCCAGTCCGGCGAGAACGGGATGCGGCCACGCTCGACATACGACGCGACGGCCCAAAGGAGGATCGAAATCGCGGGCTGGAACATGACGCTTTGCCGGTCCGACACGGTGCGTTGCACCTGGCCGACCATGGAACGCACGCCAGCACCGCCAATCTTGGCGGAATCCCAAACGAACTCGTAGGGCAGCCCGAGCCCGAGGAACGCGCCGCGCTTCAGGTCCTCCATGAAACCGATCCACGCGGGGGACGGTCGGTTGCTCTGGAAGGCTTGCAGGCTGTTCCCGTTTTTGATGTACCGGATCAATCCCTTCTCCATCACCTGCGTTTGGAGTCCCTGCTTGCCTCCGGCCGGGAGAGCCGCCGCGCCGATGGCCTCGCGCCCGATCTCGCGACGCCCCGTGTCGTTGCTCTCAATGAGTGAAATGGAGGACGCGGCTTTGACGGCGATCTTCTCAGCGGCCTTGGTCTCCTCGATGTCGTACCAATCGAGGATGCCGTTGAGGATCGATGGAATGCCGCGCGTTTGGGAGAACCAGACCGGATCGAAAAACGGGACGACGCTCGCGGCGGGGAGGATGTTCCACGGCTCCTTGCCGTCGAGCAGCTTCTTCCCGCTCAGAAGGTTGTAGCCGACCGGCCGCATATAGGCGTCGTAAACTATACCGGCCGCAACGAACATTCCGACATAGCCCTGCGTTCCGGGAGCATCGGGAACAACAGGCTCGGAGAACCACGCCGGATTGCCGATTCGGTGCGCCTCCAACCACTGGACGCGGGGCTCGCCGTCCATGTCCGTCAGCACGGCGAACAGGTCACCGTCGCGGTCAATCGCCACGCTGGCGTTGCGCAGATTGATGCGCCAATCGTGCGGCCCGCCGCGCACGTCGCAGTTGCGCGCCCACGCGCGCATGACGGGCTCAGCGGCCTTGCGAAACTCGTCGTCAGGCCCGACGTAGCGAGGTTGCCACGCGTCCCCGACGACGTACTGCGCTTTCTTGAGGACGGCCCCGGAAACCATGGGCGACCCGCCCAAGATATAGCGCGAATCGGACAGCATGGATCGATGCTGCCCGTTGGGAACCATCCGCCAGAAATCGGCGTCTAGGTTCGGACGCCAGCCCCGCAGGTTCGTGTCCTGCGAGCCGGGCATAATCGACGAGGACGACGTGAAACTGTAGCCGTAGTTTGCACCGCCCAACGCCTTGACGTCGGGCTTGGTCACGGCCTGCACCTTCCTGTTGCGTCGCCTGCTCACCGGAATCGCACCCTCGTTTCCTGGTCGGCGGAAATCACGTTGTCGTCAACGAAGGCAAGCGCCGCTTGGATCTCCGCGCCCCACTCGGCCAGCGACCACGAGCCATTCGGGCCGTAGGTGAAGGACGAGCCGTTGGCGGAGGCGGAGACGATGTTGCCCGGGCCGGGCGTTATCGCCTGCATCGCGGCCTTGTAGCGGGCAAGCTCCGCCTGCATCTCCGCGACGGAGAAGCCGAAGTAAGGCATCACTGGTACCGTTGCCAACGCCATCCGCGCGCTTCGCTATGGAACGCGCCGGAATTGTCAACGCTATTCTGCGGGCGTCTCGACGTCCGGCGTGGCGTCGTCCCCGATGAGGCGAGCCATGGAAGCGGCGACTATCTGCATCACCTCGCAGTCAAAGAAATGGTTGTCGCGCTTGGCCCGCACCCACTGCCACGAGTAGGTCATGCCGTCCGCGCCGAACTTCTTGGCTTTCACCTCGGCTGCAATTTGCTTCGCGTACTCCGCGCCGTGGTCCTCGGCTGCGGTCCACAACGGAACGCCGTCGTGGCCGGTTTGCTGGCGGAGGAGTTCCATCCTGTCCTTCGCGGCGTCGCCGACAAAGAACCACTCCCAAATTCGTTTCCCGTAGCCCGACCGCTGCAAGCCGATCATTGGGTCAAGCAGCTTGCCCTCGTCGTAGATTCGGTGGAGGCCGTCGGCGTGGCGAAACGCGCGGCGCTTGAATCCCCTCATGCAATGGAATCCGTGGTCCGCACAGATGCGGGTCACGAGGCCCTCGAATGTGTTGCCAGAGTCCAGGAACACCCGCGACTCGCACGTCACGACGTCCTGGCCGTTGGGCATCCGATGCTCAAACCAACGACCGAATGGCACGCCGTTGGCCTCGGCGAAGGCGGCGATTTCGTGCGAGGTGAGCAGTTTAGAACGGGCTACAAGCCGCGACCTTCCATCCCTCGCCCACGAGCGGACGACGGCCCAGAAGTGGTTTCTTTGCACGTCCACCGTGAGAAATCGGTAAGGCCGGTCCTCCGGGTCCTTGGCCTCGTCGGCCCATTGCTCGCCTAGACGGTACGGGCCAACCTCCAGCTTCGCGTCGGACGCGATGGCCCCGGCCTCCGCGCTCCACGGGATGCACAGGCGTTTGATTCGGAACTCGCGCATGAGCGACGGGTCGCCGGAGCGAATCGCATTCATCGCGGTCGCCCACTCGGCGGCGACGCTCTCCCACGAGTCCACGGCCAGCGCGTTGAAGCGGTACCCAATGACGTCCGGCCTACCGTCTTCGTTGTCGCGACGGTAGCCTGCGCCGCGTGCGCGGTCGTTCATCGCGCGTTGGATGGCAAGGCTCCATTGCGTCGGCACGCGACAACACGGCGGGACCATGCGCACGCTCTCGGCTGTGCGGCCCACGTTCAGGAGTCCGCCATCGTTGGCCACCTGTTCAACGGGGAACATCTCCGCGCCCCACTGGGGAACGAACGCATGGCCACAATGGGGACACGTGACGTGCCACTCGTGCCGCGTGCCGGAGCGCCATAGGACGTCCAGCTCGTGGCCCTCGTCCGGGGCCGTCGTTGTGATGACGTGCTGCCGCTGCCAGCGGTAGCTATCCGCCCGCTTGAAGATCTCCGCGATGGCCCGCTCGGGGTATTGCCATGCCTCGTCCAGGTACAGGGTTTGACCGCTTCGCCCGTTGCGGTGCGCCTCCACCTCGGCGCTCAGAAGCTCGACGGGGCCGTTGTAGAACCGGAAGAGCATCCCCCTGCCGCGCGCGTCCGGGTCCGTGTACGTGACGCGCCGCACGCCATCGCACGACCCGAGTAGCGGCCGGAGCTTGGCGTCCGAAAGGCTCCGCGCGTCAACGGATGTCCGGCTGTACCACAGCGCCCGGCGAGGCGAGACGGCCACGTTGCGCGCAAGGTGGAGTTGCGCGGCGAGGGTCTTGCCACGCTGCGGAGGCATCATGGCTATGAGGGTCTTGCCCTCGCCGGCGTCGAGCGCCTCCACGAAGTCCACGATCTGCGGCCACTCGTGGCGCCGGAACGGCCGGCCGTCCAGGAGGACGTTGCGCTCGGCCCAGGTGAGCGTGCCCACGGGCCTCATTCCACCAGCCCCCCGGAGGCGGAACGCATCTCCTCGGCGACCCACGCGGGGATGCCGTGCCCGGCATCGAGCTTTGATGCCTCGTCGAAGGGCCGGAGGAAGGCGTTGGCGGTCAGCTCCTCCACGAGGATGCGCATGGTCTCGGCGGGCTCGACCACGCCGACGAGCCGCCCGGCTGCCTCGCGGGCGATGCGCTGGATTCCGTGGCACGCTTGTATGGCAAGGGCGCGGATGAGGCGGATGGCCTCGGCGCGTCCGATGACGTCGTCCTCGGTGCGGCCCGCGCGACGGGCTTGCGTCAGCGCGTTGTTGCGCTGGTCACTCAGCGGCTTGCGCTGCTCCAGGATTTGCAAGGCCGTGGCGATGTCTCCGGCCGCGAAGGACGCCTTCGCGCTGCGGTCCACCTGGGCCAGCATGACGTCCAGGTCCTCGATTTCCTCACCGAGCGTGCGCTTGGGCTTAGGCTGCTCCGGTGGCGCATCGGAGGTCACCTTCGGGAGCATGTCCTTGGCCTCCAACCACGGGAGCAAGGCGTTGCCGTCCACGCGGGAATGGATGAAACCGGGAGCGCCCAAGCTCTTAGCTCGACGGAGCGTCGCCTTTGGAATGCCCATCTCAGCGCTCGCCTGCGCCATTGAGCTAAATGGTCGAGGCCAGCGCGCGGATTTAGCATTGCCGTCGGCTTTTGCTCGGTTTTTCACGTTTGTGTCAAAATTGAATGGGAGGCACAAACCT